ATCCGCTTCAGATTGAAACGTGATTGACCTGCAAAACTCGCAGGAGGCTCACTCTGTCAGCTTACGCTTGAAGCCTATCTTTTGTTTGGATGGGAGAATGTTAATATTATTTACATTAGAAAAAGCTTAAATATGTTAATATATTTTACATTTTTTAAAAAAATAGATAGTTGTTTTTAAAAATAGGTTGGGGGAGAGGGTATAAATTTGTGTGAATAGTCAGGGGGGGTAGTAGCGTTAGTATGGTATGGGTGCTATCTTATATCATATAGCTCGCCATCAATATACATTTTATATAAAAATGCTCCATTATATTTGGTACCAAAGATTATAGCTTCTGGCATATAAGAGTATGTATACCCATAGTCTAAGCAAGTAACATAAGTGCCGTCTGTAAAAACTATTTTTCTATCATAATCGCAGCCTTCAAAGTTACCATTGACTGTTTTTATATCAACAATAGTATAACCTACTAATTTATGCGCAAAATCTTCAAAATCTCGCCCAATAGCAAAACAAGATATAAGTAGAACCAAAAGAAAGACTTTTTTCATTTTCAACTCCTTTTTAAAAATTATTACATTGTAATTATGGCAAATTTTAAAATAAAAGTGTGTAAAAATTAGCGTTTTCTCAACTGCCATGGCGGGGTAGGGTCATTACTCTGCCAAAGCCCTCGCTTGTTTTTACGTGCTGCACTTTCGTGATCTACATACATTCTTGAGTATTTTACATAAGCCCAAGCATAGCCGTTTAGCACCATTTGAGCGTTTATATCCTGCCCTTTATAGTAAATAATGCCTAGCGTGCGTTTATATCTATCTTTGCCCTTTGGCTCTACTTCTACCATTTGCCCTGCGATCAGGCTGGCTAAAAATTGTTTTGATTTTTGTCCGTAGTCTTGTTTTTTCTCAGGAGCATCAATGCCGTATAGTCTGACCTTTGTTGGCTCTTTGCCGCTTAGCACAGTGATAGTGTCGCCATCAGATATTTTTATGACTTTGGCTGAAAAGGCAAAGAGAGATAAAGGCAAAAACAAGATAAGTGCTAAAATTTTTGTTCTCATTGTTTTGACAGCCTTTTAATAATTAATGCCAAAATAATATCAAAAATTATGTTTTAATTAATTTTTGAATTGCTATAATTATACATAGATAACTCGTGAAGGGTTAAAACTGTGGTCTTGATAACAAGGTAGGCGTTAAGCTTAGTATCCCGCATGTTCCTGGGGTTATCTATCTTTTTTCAATTTTTTTCAGTAGCAGCTTTTAGCTTACCAACAAAAATATCTGGTCTTTTCTCTATTTCTGTTATTATAAACTCCACAAAAGCTTCAGAATATGTGTATTGTTCTTGGTTGCCTATTTTATGCTTATACGCAAATTTTTTATTTTCTTTTATATTATAAAATTTTATGATTAAGCTAAGAATATTTTTATTAAATCCATTTTTACTATCTATTTTTATATTCTTTTTTCTTAGTCTTTCTACTACGGCGATTTTTACATATTCAAAGGAGTATTTGTGTGTATTATTTGGGTCTTTAAGCTCTTTGGCAATAGCTATTTTAGACTTTGAATTTTTATCTATGCTTACACAAAAATCGGCTTCGTTTTTATGTTTTGTAATATATATTTGCTGGTCTAGCTTCATAATAAACCCATCCGACTTTATCTCGTTGCTTAAAACATCAATACTATTGCTTTGTTCTATGAGCTTTTGAGCGATCTCAGGAGAATATTTTAGCTTTATTTCTTCACTGCTTAATGGCTTGTAATTAAAGGACAAAACAAGAAAATTATCAGCCAAATAATCGGTTATCTTTACGCCATGAAATTTATTTATTTCATTTACATAATTTAATACACAAGCTTGAAATAATGGGATATATGCTGCCTCATAATCCTCATTAATAAAGTGAGTGCTGGTGTTCCTAAGCTGAATTATTTGCTCTAAATTTCGCCTTTTGCCAGTATTTTTGTCAGTATAAATTTTTCCTAAAACATCATTTAGAGCAAGTGTTCTATTTTGATTATCTTTGTAAAAAATAGATATACCTTTATTTAAAAGATGGGCTTTTAGCATTAATTCCCATGCATTGCAAATAAAAAAGCTAAAGCCCTCAGCTCGATATTTAATTGTTGGTTTATTAATAGTTCTTTTGTGTTTATCATCTCTACTTTATCCCATAATCCTCAAACGTTAGCCCTTTATATACTTCGCAATGGACTTTACCGCAGACTTTGCCAAGTATCTCACACTCGTAGCCCTCTTTATGTGGGTATATATCGCTATATTTTGGGTTTAGGCTGATTAGTTTTATCTTATTCTGTGGCAAAAACTCAACTCTTTTTATATAGACTACGTCGTCCATCCTGACGATATAAACTCCAGCTATACGCACGAAGTTATCTCTGCCTGCTACCATATCAGCAATAGCCCAGTCGCCCTCGTAAAAGTCAGGCTCCATGCTATCACCCACTACTTCAAAGATACGTAAATTTTTAGTATCAAGCCCTTTTAAAAAAGCCCTATCAACTGCGATCTTTCGCTCGTCTTTTTGAAGCATAGCGAGATCATAAACGCCCTCGCTACCTGCGCCTATACGCATTTCGGCCTTTGGAATAAACAACATATTTCTAGGGGCATAGTCTTGTGGAATAAAGTCGGCATATTGTGAAAAATTAGTTTTTAGCTCTTTTTTTACTACACCAGCACGCTTTGCATACTCATCCTCAAAAAAATAAAGCATATCAACATCGCAGGCGCTGGCAATTTTTTCGAGTGTTTCCGTCTTTGGCTTTGCAAGATCATTTTCATATTGAGTTATAGACTCACGTCTTACTTCTACTATTTGAGATAATTGTAATTGTGTTAGCTTTTTTGCTTGTCTTGCTTTTTTGATTTTACCACCAAGTGTCATTTTTCTAACCTTTCCTAAAATGTAAATAATACTCAATAAAATGTTAAAAAGATTTACATATTTAAGCTTCTTATAATGTAAATTTTTTTAACATAAGCCTATGAAAACAAAAAAAATAAAATTAATCGACGTTGCCAAAGCAACAAATAAAACCCACGCGTCAGTCAGTTTTTGGCTAAGCGGAGGCTCGAAGCCAACTATAACCGACGTTGAAATTATGGATAAGCAGTTTGGCATTCCGCCTAACGCTTGGTATGACATAACTTCTTATGTTGTAAATAATAGCAAACGTTTTGGTAATCTTAAAATATTACGAAAGGCTCACAATGGTAACGCCTAAGTATGATATTAGCAAGGCATTCAAATTATCTAATCAAAACATCGCAAATATCGTGAAAATACAAAATAGAAAGGGATTTAGAAACGATAGCGAAGTGATCAGATTTTGCCTTGATATGGTTAGCGTTTTGATTGACAAAGAACTAGAAACACAAGTTATTGCCAAGCTTTTAGAAAATACAGCAAACGAAAAAGGGTGTTAAAAATGGCTAACTACAACCTTTTTTCTAGCATTAAGCATTTATGGTCGCCCTTGCATTTGCCTTTTTTGAAAAAAGGACAATCAATGCGAGCTATCTTTGCATTTTTAAAAAGAACATTTACATCGACTTTAAATTTAGTGTCGTTTTCGTCTTCTAGGACACAAACAAATTCTTTTTCAGTCCAAAAAGGTTTAGTGCCAAAATGTCTATTTATCAAAACACCAAAAACAACACCTGATAAAAAAATAGAGGCAATAATAAGAGCAATGGATAAGGGAGTAAAGCCATTAAGGATAAGCACTTTAAGGAGTGTATCTAGTGTTTCAAACATCAATAATCCTTTGGGAGATTATAACAACAAAAATATTAAGGAGATCAAAAAATGAGTGAAGTAGAAAAAAAGAAAGAGAAAGATTTTAGAAAGTCACTTAAAAAGATGCTTAAAAAGCTTAACAAACTTCCTCAAGACGACCAAGCCAAGATGGTAAAAATGTTAGCTAGCTATTGCGGGCTTGTTTCTCGCATTGAGTAGCGAGTTTATCCAAAGTAGGTTTTATGCCGTTAGCGATCGCGTTAAAGATCTTTGCTACGGCATTGCCTGCATTGGTAGAGTTTGTCAATACGCCGTAATTTTCGGGCTGTCTCATTAAAACAGCCTTGGTTAATTCTAAAACGATTTCTTTATCTGTCATATAAGTCCTTTTTGTGGATTTCTTGGCTTGGTCGCTTTTGAAATTTTAAAAGGGCTTATATGAAAGATAACTTAAGGAGCGTGCAAATGATAGCGAGTAATAGCCTAGAGGCATATAACAAATTAAAGCCTGAACTAAGTGGCAAACGTAGAGCCGTTTATGAGATGTTTTGCCAGCACAAAGAGGGTGCGACAAGGCAAGAAATAGCGCGTTGGTATAACGTGGCAATAAACAGCGTTTGTGGGCGTGTAAATGAGTTAGTAGGGTTTGGCTATTTGATAGAGGTTGGATCAAAAAAAGACGTAATAAGTGGGTGTAGCACATCGATACTAAAACCTACTGAAAGGATAGCGTGATGAGCCAAATGTATATAGGCTATATGCTCTGCGCGGGGCTGATACTTGCAGCAGTCTATGAAACTTGGAGGGGGTTTAGATGAGCGATAATTTACAAAACGGATATGCCATTTGCTTTAATTCTTGGCTATTTGATGAAAGAATACAAAACGAGCTTAGGCTCTTGCTTTTAATCTCTTCATTATCAGCTAAAGAGGGGTACTGCTACGCCAATAATGACTACTTAGCAGGCAAACTAAATAAAACATCGGTTTGGATTTCAGGTGCTATTTCTAAATTAAAAAAATGTGGCTACATTGAAGTTGAGTTACAGAAATTTGGAGCAGTGGTAACAAATAGAAAAATCAAACTACTTGCCCTAAATAACGAGGAACAACCGCCGTTAAAAAATCCTTTAACCGCCGATAAAGAAAATCTAAACGCCATTAAAGAAAATTTTAACGGCGATGCAGAAATTTTTGAACCG